TTGTTCAAATGTTCGTAAGAAATACTGTGGTTTACCATCTTTTATTCTAGTACCCGTATAAAGAATTGTTGTAAAATGTTGCTCTAATTTTGACTCGAACTCCTTGCCGTGTACTGACATCATTCTCTTTTTACCCTCACCTTCTACTTTTAACCATTCATCATGTGAGAACACAATGATATCCTTCTCAATATTCTTAAGGATCTCAATGTACTCATACACTTGGCGATTGTAATTCCTGTAGATATCANAGCCTGTAAAGTTTACAGACATTTCCTTATTAAGACTATTGAAAGCCATTGTTTGACTATCAATAATTATTTGCNTAATGGTAGAATCTGCTCCATACTTTTCAAGATTAGCTTTGAATGATGACCAGTTCTTTGGCATACCCATATGCTTGAACGGTCCACCTTCTTTAAATGGAAGAGGTTTCCTCTCCATATTAATATACCCAGTAGTTTCTCTGTCTACTGTTTTAGCTAAATAACTTTTACCGGTACCACTTGGTCCAACAATAGCTATTTTACTAAAAAATGTTCTGTTTAATGTAGATGCTTGTTTCTGCTCTACACCTTCTTTTGTACTCATATGAATTGATTAATTGGTTACTCGTTTAAAAAATAATGACTACTTGTTACTTGTTGATATATTTCTTCTTTAATATCCTTTTTCTTAGGAAGTGTGGAAAATATACCAAATTCTGGCTGTAATGCCATTGGGAACTGGATTCCATTCGTCCCAAACGAATTTTTAAGAATATGTAATGATCTGTAGTAAGTTTTAAAGTACTCGTCTCTAAATCCTTTCAAGCTGTAACCATTCTCTTTATGTCCATCAAGATCACCTACTATATGCCTATATGGTTCAAATAAAGCAAGTACTACATCAGCATCATGTTGTGTCTGAGATGAATCAGCAAAGTCACTTAGCTTTGGTGCCAGATCACCTAACTTCAATCTTGATACATCAGCAAGACTACGGTTTAACTGCTGAATAATTACCGGTGAAAAACCATAAGTATCTCTAGCATCTCTCATTACCTTACTAAACTTATCTATCTGTCCTTTAGATTTATCAAGATCTTTCTCAGATGCAAGAATACCTATATGGTCAACTATGACTAGTACAATATGATTAGGATGATTTGGTACATACTTCCTACTGGCTAGTATATTCTCCATTGATTTATCATTCTTGTCTTTATCTATAATGGTACCATGTTTTCTTGCAAACTGTTCCAGATACATACTAATACCAGAAGGATTCTTACTACCTTCAAATGGTATCAACAGATCATCTTTTTCCCACTCATCAAGTATCTTATAACATTCTTGTACTAACCCGTATTCTTGATCAGTCATTTTAAAGTTAGCTTGTCTACTCAATACTTTCTTTGGTATTATTGGTATCCCTTGTTCAGTAAAGATCTTTCTTGCTAACCATCTTGCACTATACTGGTACATTTTTCTCTCCATACCAAATAGAATAATAGATAACTTGATATCAGGAGTTTTATTCTTTATATACCAATCAATAGCACGTATCATAAACATATCTTGAGCAAGAGTACTTTTACCAGATCCAGTTTCTCCTCCAATAACATAACTAGTATTCTTTGCAATCTCAATATAATCACCTATTCTATCATAGCTTACAGGTATGATACCAGCTTTACCATTTCTACCATTCTCAATCTCCTTATGTAATTGCTCAGATAAACTCATTATGCACTGTTTGATTCCGTATCATCGGAAAGTTCCTTTAACTCCTCATCTTTGTAATACTTAAACTTACCACCATTAAGATAAGCAACGGTTGCTTTCATGTATTGAAAGTCATTGTACTTAGGGTCTTTATGGTTGTAACTTGCTACTTTCCTCATCTCTATCTCTACCTTGAGGCAGTAGAGCATATCTTCGTCTGTAAATCCTGCAGCTTTCTTTGCTTCTTTATATGCTTTGAAGGTTTCTTCTTTCTTGTCTCTCAAACCTCTGGTACCGGTAAACTTTCGACCTTTGAACATAAAGTTCATACTTGCCGGAAATGTGCACCACCACACTTGAAACGCTTCAGGGTAATCGTCTTCTGCTTTCTTCTGTCGAACTGGTCTGTATTGTTTGTGCCAGTCCTCGTAATCACCATCAGGATTGCTCTGTAAGAACTCCTTAATGTTATTAAATTGAGGTAGTGTTACTGACATTTTGTGTCTTTGAAAAGGGTTACGAATTTACAATAAATAACCGGTACTTGCAAGTTTAAAACAAACTAATTTAATTAGTGTGACCAGTAAACACATACATTTCCAGATGCTCCCATTTTTACTTTTTTACAAAATAAATTAGCACCTTCAATCATTTTTTCTTCAAGTAATTTTAAACCTTGCTCTGCAAATTCTTTTTTGGACTCTGCAAGACACTCATCATGGACAAGTGATGTAAGATATACAGTATCTCTTAGATTATTTTCTAATTGGTATCGTCTAAATAATACACCGGCCATTTTTGTTTGTGATCCACTTAAACCTTGTATAGGATAATTTTGACTGCATCTTTCTAAACTGCCTTTAAGAGAAAAATATTCACTCCAGTATTTCTTTATTTCTGGATGTTCTTTATTGATTTCTTCTTTTACTTCTTGTTTTGCTTCCTGTGAAAGATCTTTATAATTACTAGGATAAAATGACCAGGCTTTTTCAACAAGTTCTTGCATTTTTTTAAAATCTGGTTCCCAATATCTCCTATCTGGTACAATGTCTACATAGCCTTTCTTTACAGCTTTTTCTCTTCCGGATTTAAAATAATTATCTAATGCAGGAAAAGCTTTCATATAGCTATCAATAAACTCTTGTGCTACTTCCTCTTCCACACCAAAATCATCTTTCAAAGTATAAGCAGAACCACCGTATGCAATTTTAAATGAGATACTTTTAGCAGCATTTCTTTCTTCCGGATGTGTCTTTTTAGACACTATAAGATCAGGTTCATCCCTCATCAGAGAAAACATTTTGGTAGCAGTAAAACTATGGTAGTCTTCTCCATGTATAGGATGTCCATCATTAAAAAAACTGATCATAGCAGCATCACCAGATACCTCTGCAAGTACTCTTGATTCTTGTGAACTATAATCGGCATTAAGTAAAGAATAACCTTCAGGTGCAACAAATGCCTTTCTGTAATTTACATCAGCAGGAATATTTTGAAGATTTGGATTCTTACTACTTATTCTACCGGTGTTAAGTATTTGCCGGTAAGAACTGTGTAATCTACCAGTTATTGGATGTACATACTTTAAAAAATCTTTACCAAATGTTGTGCAAGATTGCTCAGAGGTTTTAAGTAAAAGATAATTAAGTATGAGATCATTTTTAGGATCTACAATATCTGTTTCTTTATCATCTATGTACATTTCTTTGTACTTACTTGGTAATAACTTTAGTAAAGCTTTAGCACCTACCGTATACTCAACATAACCAGTACTTTTACTTTTTTCCTGTGGACAATAACCAAGTTTTTTCATTAAAGTAATTACTTGTTTACTACTAGACCATTCTATAGTACACTGTATATTGGTATTAAAAAGATCCGGAACAGAACAGAATTTTATGTCTTCTTTAAAGTTATCTACTACCCATTTGTCAAGTTTTTCTTTTCTTTTCTGATATATTACTAAATTTTCTTTATATGTTTTTAACCATTGTTCTTGGTCAAATGTCATACCCTTTAGTTCTATATCAGCTAACACAAGACAAAACTCATTTTCAATATCATTTACCTGTACAGGTTTATAACCATTATACCCTAAAGCTTGTTTTTTTTTAATCTCTATAGGATATGTAATATCATCAGCACCATATAGGATCTGTTCTTCTGTAAATGATTTTAAACCAATATTAAGAAAGCCCATACGAATTGACTTATCTATATATGCAGCATCTTCATCCTCTTCTATAAAAAGATCTTTTTGCTTTTCTACTGGTTTAATACNTAAATACCTACCGGCTAGTTTTTCTAAAGAATAACCAAGACTGAGACCATTAGTTAAATTTTGTTCAACAAGCATCGTGTCATATATCTTATGATGTATTATACCATAATTATGTAACAAATGCTTTACTTCAAATTTAAGGTTATGACCAATCCATAGTCTTTCTTTATTTTCCCATAATGGTAATAAGATTGAGATATCTACTGATCTAGTATCAATTACAAATACTTGTTCTTTAGTACCTAATTGTAACATCACAACTTTACTAAGATATGGATCAAGTCCCGGAGAATATACCTGTTCATTTTTATAAGTATTTTTAGGAAACTTATAAGTTGTCTCAATATCCTCACCAATTTCCATCTTGTCTTTCAGATAGTTATAACACTCTTCTATTGTACTATATTGTACAGCATCTGAATACTCTGCTACTGGTCCTATGAACCATATTTTAGGTTGTGTTATCATAAACTTCTTAATTTATCTATTGCTTTTTGTTCAGCCACCATCATTTTTTAATGTACTAGAATACATAAACTCTCTCAAATTTCAGGTCGTTAGTATTCATAAACTATTTATTTAAAAGTTACATCTTCATCTTCTATAATTATCTCAGGTTTCTTTTCCTGTTTAGGAGCAGAAGTTGTTACAATTAATGCATCTGCAAAGCTATCTAAACCTACCTGTAGCTTAGTAAACATCTGCATGTCTACAGGTTGTTGACACAGCTCCTTTAACAGTTCTTTTTCCCGGTCATTAGAAGGAACTAACACCAGTTGTATCTTCCCGTTGATAATAAAATTCGTCTTCATGCTTTACAATTTTTGCAGTCAGCTATTTGTGACATCAGCTTCATACTATGAACAATAAGTTTTTCCTTAGCAGTAATACCTGTCACTTTAGTATTTCTGTCAATATAAAATGTTGCAGCTTTTGCCCTAACATTCCTTTTTGCATTCTGAAGATTTATAAGAATTTCTTTCTTACGAGCTTCAGATGCAAACCATCTTTGTTGGCCGGTTGGTCTTGCATAAACCTGACTAATAAATTCCCGGCTGGCTCGAGGTTTTGGTACAGGACTATAAGCTGTGCCCATAATTTCAATACCTGCCATAACGAGGATTCCTCCTACTTTGTTTCTTTTTAGTCTCATGTTTTTGAATTTTTGATTGTGAGTAAAAATTTATAAACCTTTTTTGATTTTTTCTATACAGAGCATATAACCAATGCAATCAACTATCGAGTCTCTTTTTTCACAATTATCCTAGTTGGCTTGGCATATCTTTAACCAGCTCATTGCTAAACCAACTTGTTCCGATGTGATCTTTGTTTTAAAGATTACTTCCCAACCTTTAGCAATGTCAGCAAAGTTATCTGATGTCTTACCGTAGTCTTTCTCACGGTCACCATATACAAGTGATTGTGCTTCTTCTGCTACTGTTTTACCTTGAGGAGTAATATCTGCTACAGGTGTTGCTACTGGTTCTACGTAATACATAAGATCAGCTTCATTATAAAGATTACCCGATGTTGTTTTATTTGAGTTATTGCAAGTGTAATAACTTGAATTTATTGCTACTACATACAGATAATTTTGACTAGTATCACAAGCTGTTTCCCATATAGCACAATCTGAAAATTTTATTACTCCTGCAGTCTTTGTTATTGGTACTACTTTATCTCCTATTTTATACTTTGGATTCTCCATTTTTAATTTGTTTTAATAAGATTCAAATTCCATTTTACGACCAAGAGGTCCCGGATCATTTTGGTTGTTGTATTCTGTACACATTTTCCGGGCTTCTTCTATACTAAGATTGTTCCTTACAGGTGTCTTTCTACCAAGAGCAGGAACTAACTTACCCTTAGCATCTTTCTTCCACCAAGTACGAATAAATGTTCTGTAGTTATTCATAAGTTTTAATTTTCTATAGGCATGTACAATATGTCCTCTATTCTTTCTTTCAGCTCCTTGGTTAATTCTTTCTCTCTATAAATGGATTCAAATAATTTTTTTGCTTCTTCTATCCACTTATTCTCTACAGGTGGTACAGGTACTTCCATTAAACCTATTAATACATCATCGTTTTCTGTTACAAATTCATTAAGTTTATCTGCTACAGGTTTTGATGTTGTAGTATAATTATCTTCCCAAGGAGGAGGATCTGTATAAACTTCTTTTGAGTTAGGAACAAAAGGTTTTGAGTGCTGAGGTTTAGCTTTAGGTTTTTTACCCTCACGCAAATCCCATTTCTCCCATAAATTCTCTTTAGTCATCCAGTCTGCGTACTTTTTATCATTTTCCAGTACCCATTTAACTGTTTTACCTTGATGTTTACCGTAAGGTATTATACCTTTCTTATCTGTGTGAGAACTTTTATTGTTAGAATGTAGCTGCATCTTTTGTAATTACTCGTTTTTAGTTTTCTTTTTGATTATAATTACTGGACCACTATCAGATAACTGAGGTTGTTTTGCATTTACCCACTTTTTCCCTTTACCTTTTCTTTTTACTTCAGATTTTGAAGGTACTTTCTTATTCATCTTTTTTAATTTAGATTATGAACAGGTTTTTCCTCGTGAGACTGGGCAGATCAAACTAGATACTGTACAGTACACAAAGATTCAGTAGGTTTAATAATGAGTATCCTACTTTCAAATCAGTAATTATCTTTCCTCATAGTTGTTCAAGCTATGTTTCCTCGAATACGGAGGGATGTATTAGGTTCATTTTTCTCACGAGGTCCTGGTGTCACCTTCAGACAGAGCAGGAATTTTTAATACATCCATTCTTCTTCTTATAGTTAGCTATATTTCTTACTGCAGCCTATAAGCTTTCTGATATTACTGCATGTTTAATTTACCTAATATACTCTGTATAGGTGGGGAATAAGCATGAATAGAAAAACCCCAGCCATATGAACCCTTGGAAAGTTTTGGCTGGGGCTATAATGCACTCACGGAGGAGCTTTTTTTAATGTTTATGTGTCAATTTATCTTTCCAAGGATTCACTTGACTGAGCAAAAATAAGATGATTATGGAAAATAACCAACAGTTTTTGATATTTAATTTACTCGTATTAGATGATCAACATCAGATGCAGTGTAAAACCAGCCACCGTTTTTAAACTCTAATATGTAGATAATGTTTGGTTGTTTACCGGTATCAACTGCATAATACCTGTTCTCTGAAGTAACAAATGTACACTTAGGACATAGCTTATGCACCCCTGCTGCTCTCTCTTCATAATCGGCCATAGTTCTTTTACAGCCAGTAATGCTCAATAATAGTACAGATACTATGCACAATAACCAAAATATAAATGCTATCTTTCTCATTATTTTTTATACAGTAAATGTGAAATATCAATTAATGAACCTTTCCTGGTTTTGTAGTTATAGATTTCACCCAATAACTCTATGTAATGAGTAGAATTAGTACAGTCAACCATTTTCTTTTGCTGCATTCTCAGTTTCTCAATAAATGTAATAATGTTAAAATTAGACAATGAAGATACTTTTAAAAAAGCAATTACAAAAGACCTTTTCTTATATCCTGGATACAGGTCCTTTAAAGTATTGATCATTTCGGCCAGTTCTTCTGCCCTTTTTACATTATCAACTTTAAATCCTCCTACTTTAAAGTCATCAAGCATTTTGTTATAAAAATTATTGACACCACTAAGAAGCATGATATTAACTGCGTGACCAAAGTTATACTTAGCTTCAAAGTTTTCATATATTGCATAGTTCTCATTACCTGTAGCACTGAAACTATGAACAAACTCACTTGTATTCCAACGTGAATCATGGTCATTTAATGTCCTTACTGTTTCAATGTTAGCACCTTTAACTACATAATAATAGAAAGGCTTGTTCAATCTTTTAGATGCTTCCAGTCTATGTTGTCCATCAATGATCTCAAACTTTTCATTGCACTGTGCAGGTGCAATAAGTTCAGGGTGATTTTTCATTTTGTCCATAATAGATAAAATCCTTTTTTCATCTAATTTCCTGTTACCACCAACATACTTAAACATTGAATAGTTCTTGGTTGACAAAATTTGATACTGTTTCTGTAACATGATTGTTGTTTTTGATTGTGAAAAAATTATTATACTACTCCCAAATAATATTATGACACTTATTGATTTCAGATATTATTACAGTATAACCAAGAGCCTCCAATTCTTCTATCTGATCTTGTTCTAAATACCGATCAGTCCATGCAGAGTTATTACCACTTTCAAAATTCCTTTTAATACTGATTACTGTAGTATTCCAGTTATTCAGTTTTACCTTCTCTGTAACATTTGGAAGACTGGCTTTCATTTCTTCGAGCGATAACAATACTTCTTTTTGATTTTCCATTTTTCTGTGTTTTTAAAAAATATACCTAATTGATTTGATTGAAAAATAATTTTGATAGAGTTCTTTGAACTGGCAGATCATTTCATTCTTGAGCTGCCATTGGTATCTGATGTTACCATCTACATACTGTGAGTTCTTATGCTCTTGTATCTCCGGCTTCCAGCATAGTGCATTGACTGCATCTGTATTTCTTTCGTGTTGTACATTATTGTAAGTAAGAAAGATACACTCGGATTTGAAATCAATTCCTTGTAGCTGTTTGAAGAGTTTATCATACTCAGCAAGCCAACCTGGATGGTAGACAATAGGGCTGAAGTTAATGTGCACCTCAAACTGTTGCTGCAGCTTTGGTATTGCTGCTATCCTATCGGTAATTTTATCCGTATTAGGTTCAAGTACATCACTATACACTTGAGGCATTAATGATACACGTATCCGATTCTTTTGAGGATCAATGTTGTAATCCCTCATCTTTGTAGGATACTTTGTAGCAAAGGTGCTCTTTGCCCTCTCATGGTAGTTAAAGAAATCAAACACCTTCTGCCAGTCATAATACTTACCCATTAGCGGTACATCAGTACTGCAACCAATATCAACACAATAATACTTCTCATCTACCTGGTTAGGTATCTTCTCCCACGGTTGTTTAGCTACCCACTTGTCAACAGAGCTGAGGATGTTGTCTACATTCTCATTGATGTATACTTTATCTGGATTATGGCGAGAAACGTAACAATAACTTTTCATGCAGGCACCCACGTCACAAACACCCGTACACAAAATTAGGAGAGATAGCATCAGAGCTTCTTCCATTATCTCGTGTAACGAGTGTTTTTGTATTTTGTTTTATGATTTTCATAATTCTGCTTTCATTTTCTTGTAAAGAATCTTGAGTGCTGCATATACCTCACCTCTGTCATACATGTCGCCATTTTCTGCAGGATAAATGCAACTGAGGATAGCTCTATCCATCTCTATCATATTGGTAGTATCTTCTGTAGGATCATTAAGTGGTATTTGGGCATTTACTTTAGCTTGTTTTACATTACTAGTTATGGCTTCAATTGCATTCTCACTAATATCTGTAAGCTCATTTATAAGCAAGTCCATTTCCATCACTTGCTCACCTCTCAAGGTATTCATAATTGTGTTCCACGTATCAGATGACATTGTTTTCTTCATCTTGAGAATCATACCATCCAGACTACGTTGTTGTTCTGCTGCCAGTATTCTAAAATCAACAAATGATTTATTCTTATCGGACTTAGCTGTTGTTGCCCACTCTTTAATAGTATCTGATGTACGAATACACTCAAGAGCATTTTTCATAAGCTGCCAATATATGAGAAGACGTTTAAGATCGTCTTTCAAAACCATTTGTTTTATTGATTTTTCGTCCAGCTCGTTTATATTATTTCCCATTTTTTAAATTAAAGCAATTACAAAATAAAAGACCGGGCTGTTACACCCGGCCTTTCTTTCTCACAAATCAACACTCTCACATTGTTGTATCTTTAAATCTCTTTTCTGCAAGTTGCCAGGCTTTTAGCCAATGTTCCCAAGAGAAATCTCTTTCTCTTGGGAACATTGTGATAAAATCACCTTGAGGGTACATTTTATTCCACTCTTCTTTGGCAATATCTATTATTTCTGCTTTTCTTTTTTTGAAAGTAATATTTGACATTCTGATACACTTTTACCTTGAATAATATTTTTTGCTTGTACCCATGCGTTATATTCACTGATTGGTGTTTTTGCAAATACATCTTCACCATCCATTATACAATGATAAACGTGTAGCATAAAAGAACCTTCTTTACTTGTTTTTACTTTTTGGTAAGTCAAGTGAGGGCAATTCTGTTGCACCCATTCTTTTGCTCTCATGGTATTAATCTGGTAACTATATACAATTTTACACTAAGCAAGCAACAAAAATGAGCACTACGTAGTGCCCATTTTTGTTACTCATTATAGATTTAATATTTGCTACGCAACTTGAGTTGGTTTATTCGGGTCGTACTTATCAACATCATCTATATTTATGTTGTTTTTCTTAAAATAAATGTCCCTTATGTGTATTCCAATCAATAAATCATAAGTCGTTAAAGAGTGTCCCTTTTGAAAGGCATATCTTTTGATTACATCCAATTCGGAGGCGGTAAAGTATTTTTGCATTTTAGATGCAACATTAATTGCCTCTTGTTGGATATCATAAGGGTTACAATCCTGTTTTAATGCGCTGGAAAGGTCTTTCTGTATCTCAGACCAGTGCCTGATTATTAAGTCTTCGATACCTAAATCTTTTGATACTTCTACACCAGCGGGAGTCAGGCTTACGGGGCTATTTCTTTGTGCGAAAGGATTGTTATTCTGTCCATAAACACTAATGAAAGCCTTTATAGTAGAAATATCATCTTTTATTAGAGATACATTACCATCTAATTTGTTGACATGCTCAAGTTTTGTATTCCACTTAGAGATATGATGAGTAGCCCAAAAAGCAATCATAAGCAGTGCTAAAATAAAAGCAAAGCTACCTGCTGGAGATTTAAGGGCATCCTTTATAATATCAACCATAGTACAATTATAAACCAAAATTATTGCAAAAAAGAAGATTTGCATCATCTTTTTAAAAACTTTTTCTGCTTCCCAATATCCTGTATCAGTAATATTTTCTTTTTCAGAAACAGGAATTGTCCATTTTGTTTTCAGAAGCTCATTGTGAATACTCTGAAGATTATTAAATTTACTTAATAGTTCAGTATAACCTTTCCGACCCATAGCATAACCAAGAATTGCCATTACTGACAATGTTATTACCGGTATTAATTCACGCATACTATTGTGTTTTTTATAAAGTTAATAAAAAAAGCCGGCCTGAGAACAGACCAGCGTATATTCCATGCTAAAAACTTATTATGAAATATTGTCTGTATTTTTTATGTGACCTAAATCTTTTAATGCTTGTTTGTAACCCAAAATATAAGATTCTTTCTTTGTTTCATAACGACTTCTATTATAACTACCAATTGAATTAGTGTAACCATAAGGATATTCGTTATGTGCTTTTTGTTCTATTTCTTCATCAGTAGGAATAGATGGTTGCTTTACAGATTCCTCCAAAAATTCATATGCTATTCTATCTGTATCAGCCCAATTTGCAAATACATTAGCCATCACTTCTTCTAAAGTTTTTTCTTTACCAAACTCTAATAGTAGATTACCTTGAGGATCAAGTTTAGGTTTATTGGTCGCAGCTTTACATTTACCTACACATGTACAATTATTGCCAGGATATGGGCATTCTGTATTAATTAGAACACTACCCTCTACAGGTGTACCACTATCTATCCATGCCTTTACTGTTTCTTTAGATATTGGTAGACTATTGGGTAACTGTGGATATGAAGCAACAATGTTTATGTATCCTTTATTTATAGGTAATCCTAATTTTTCAAAATCATCTTTTACATTACTTACTAAAACAGCCTGATTTGGATTAGGCTCATCATCACTAAGAACCAGTAGTCGTTGTGCTTCCCAATAAGGATTTTGTGCAGGATAGTCATATCTTGCTATTTCCAAAGTTCCTATATTTTCAGAATTTGACATTGCAACATCAACGCATAGTATTATATCGTCTTTATTCCACCCTTCTTTATCTAAAGGAATTGTTATTATCTGTACTGTCTTTTTCATATAGTTTTTTTGGTTAAAAGTTACTAAATAAAAATACCTGGAGGCAGTAAAGTGAATCACTCTCTACTGCTGCTCCAGGTGGCGAATACAACCGACACAGGCTGTAATAATTTGTAAGCAGTTCCATCTTGATTTGAACAAGATCTAACTCTGTCAAAGAGAGTTGTGCTACCGTTACACTATGGAACTAATTGGGTTCTTTTTTTAAGACCTTTGGTGACACCCTATTTCCAAAAGCTGACTTACGATTCAGAGGTTTAGTGGCTGGTAGTGGATACTATCCACCTTAACCAGACTTTCCTATCTACGATCCTTGGCCAGAGGCAGTGGTACCCCGAACAGGGGTCGAACCTGTAACCCTCAGATTAGAAATCTGATGCTCTTCCATTGAGCTACCGGAGCATTTACCTGTCTTTCCAGGTTGTCATAACTGATTGATAATCAATTAGTTAGTGGAACCGGGTGGATTCGAACCACCGTCTTGCAATAGTACCAATTTTAAGTTACGATCATGACTTGTTTTATCGTAGCTGTCTTCTACTATCTGATTGTAAACCAGCAACTATTTGTAACCTTCTTTATGACTTATTAGATTGTTACCTGACCTTTTGTTCAGCATTACACTCCTGAACTAGTGTTGAATTAGGCTGCTTCAAGCATCTCCATTTCTGGAGCATTAGCAAAAGCCATGTTTATAATCATAGCACCATCATTCTGACGAGAAATCTTAGTAGATTTTACATTTGTTGTTGACATATTTGCTTTAAACTCACTGTCATTGTTCTGAACGCCTATCCTCCTTACGTATTGCAATCAATAGCCTGTCGGCCCCATATTTAAAAGAACACTCTAGCTAGTTACCTAACTAGAGTGTGTAATCTATTATACTGACCTTGACCATGACCCTGACCTTGACCATGACCCTGACCCTGACCCTGACCCTGACCCTGACCTTGACCATGACCTTGACCATGACCCTGACCCTGACCTTGACCATGACTCTGACCCTGACCTTGACCATGACTCTGACCCTGACCTTGACCATGACCTTGACCATGACCCTGACCCTGACCTTGACCTATTTAGTTTTTTTAAATGAGATGTTATCATAATTAAAAAGTTGTCTTAAATGATT